TTCCCACGCCCTTGCCGCCCGGACGGATATGAATTGACGCTGTGACCGGCAGAACGCGCACGATATACACAGCGCTGGCAATAGCATCCTGCACCGTAAACGCCACTTCATAAGTAGACGCGACGCTGATCCCGCCGCCGCCGAAAACATACGCGACACCACTATCCGGATTGTTCTGCCCCAGTGTCCAGCCCGCAGCGCCGATCTTGCGATATTCTATCTTCTTCGTCAGCGAGTTGCGCCCGCCAAGGCTCACATATCCAAACGTCGCTTTGGCGGATATGTACGTGCCGCCCACAATATCCTTCACGCCGCCGGAAGTGCATCTGAATACGTCGATGCCGTACACAGACGGCGTGCCGTAGTCGTTAACGTAGAATGCGGCACTTTGCAGCGTATAATCCCGGCCGCGCGAGTCAATGACGGTGACGATGACCGTATAGTCTGCCGCCTCAGTCAGAACCGGGCTGACCCACTCATTGCTTTGCTGCGCTACAGAATAGACTGTCTGAGCGCCTTTGCGCAGATAGAATATGTACGTCGCAATGGAGCTGCCGTAAGCGCCTTCCGCATCGACAGTAAACTTTGCCGTGCTGTACCCTTTTACGAAAATCCCCCAGCCTGCAACCACAGGGTTGCTGCTTTGCATCTCAATGCCGATGCTGTTTATTTTCGGCACGACATAACCTTGCAACACAAGCGTGGTATACACCGTCTTTGTTCCTATCAACGTATCGCCTAAATACGTTTCGCATGTCACAATGGCTAATCCGCTCGTCGCGTTCGGTATCTGTTCTCCAAGTTCCAGACCCGGATGCCACGTAACCGACGTTGCAGCCGTTTTCGTCGCAATCGTGCCATACTCGTTGTAAAACTGATACTTCAACGTATGGGTAAACGAATCCGACGCGCGCGATGACAGATCAATCGTGATTTCGGCGTTGATCGCTATACCTCCGGGCACGACCGGTGTCGTTGCCCTCGGTATTGTCGGCAGCGTTGCGTTCCCGGTCACGTTGCCGCCGGATATCCATGACGACGGAGTTGAGAACGAACCGGACAGAACGATCGTTTTTGTCCCGTCAGCGTTATGATCAACCCACCCGTCAAACGTGCCTAAAAGATTCGGCGTCGTCGTGCGGAAGTCATACGATCCGTTACTTTTAAGATTGGTGCCTGATACGCCGTTGACAGAAAACGATGAATAGCAGCCGCTCCCACCGTAGGTACCGGACGATTCCCCCGGACGCAGCGCAGCGTAGAAATAAGCGATTACGCGGGATTGGTTCTGATCAATGCTTTGCTCCTCAGTTTTATACTCGATCCAAACGTCAATGCGATCTCCGTTTTTGCCTGTACCGGCGCCGTTGATGATCTCATATCCGCTATGTACCGGTGTACTCCTCGCCATTAATCTGACCTCCACCTTATAAACAGCCCGTTGGCTGTCATGTCGAAGTCCACATATCCCACCGCATTGTTACCGATAGAAAGCCGGTCAATTTCAGCCATCGAGATATGCAGTTTGTCGTTACTGATATACGCCACCACAACGTCGGTTCCGGCGATGGCAAACTCCAGGCGCTCATTCGTAATACGCGCAACTATTGGAGATGCGCCATCGCCCACCTTGCCTATCTCTATTCCGACCTCATTGAACCTGATATACGTCTTGAAGTTCACGCTCAGTTCATTTACGCCGTCGATATCAAGGCTGCCAAACCGCTCAAAAAGGAACGTGATATTATCTGCTGTCTGCTGGATCAGCGACGATATCCGTTCCTCCAGCTGCTGGCCATCTGCGATTCCCAGGAAGTTTTCCTCGACATAAGAACGCACAGCGCTTTCCAGCGTTTCCAGCTGTACCTGCACCGTCGCTATCACGTTTTCTACCTGGCTGTAAAATGAATCTCGGAGCCGCCGATAATCCTTCTGCACGTCGCTTGACATGGCGAGCTCTTTTTCTTCCAGCAGCTTGGCCAGCTTCTGCGCGCTGTCGGAGACGTTGAAAAGCGGCTCCAGCTTCTTTGTATAGCTCTTGCCCAAGTTCTGCTCGTCCAAGCTGTTCAGCGTCGTGTTAAGCTGTTCGGCCAGCCTGTAAAGATACTTCGTCATGATCTGCATAGACGCCGGGTCCGCTGTGTTAAGAATCGGAGGCAGGTCGATATTAACAGTTGCCATCAGTCACCGCCCCCTTCGCCGTCAACCGGCCCGTCTACGATCTGCACAGGGGCCTCATACCGGCCGTCGCCGCCGCCTGCAATAACACGGGAAATAGAGTATATGCGGCATCCGACTGTGCCGGAGATTTTCATGCGCATATGATCGCACCGCTGCGGGATGATCGGTACTTTCACTGTCCGTTTTGGCGTATTGACAACAATCTGCCGGTTGTTCCATGACTGATTGCTGTCGTATTTAAAGCCCACCGTAATCGTCGTCGGCTCATCCACGTCCAGCCGGAGCATTAGTTTGCTGAAATATTTCTCTTCCGGGAGCCCCATGCCCCAATCGCCAGTTTCGACGTACCACTGGAAATTATCTTCCGGCCCGCCGTTCACAGCGTCGTACTGCACGCCGTCCTGATGAACAGACAAGCGCCCTGTCACGCTCATGATCTTCTTTGTGTCCGCGTCTATGTAGAAAAGCTCGCCTTCGTGTGTCGCCATATCCAAAGCGTGCGTATTATCTTCCCGGTGCCACAGCCCTAGCGCCGTGTCGAACACGAACATATGCCAGGCGCCTGCCGTGTCTTTCATGGATATATAGTATTTGTTTCTCAGCCCGCCGCCGACGCCGCCAGTGTATTTCACATCGCCAAGCTGTTCGGATACCGTGACCGGGAGCGCACCGTCATAGGCGCATATCGCCGTCCGCGCCTTGTAAAACAGTCGTTCGTTGACCAGGGCCAGGCTCTTCTCGCTGCCACGTTCCACGCCACGGCACGGTATTGTCGTGATTTGGTAATTCGCCGGCTGGTTGCCGGTAATTTTGTGCAGATAGTCCTCTTTGAAAAAAAGCACCTGTCCAAAATAAGTCGCGGCCGCTGTAAAATCGCCGTCCGTTCCCACGTTGACGGCATAGCTGTCCGTTGCCACGCCCATAAAAACGCGCCAGTTTTTCGGATCCCCCAGCTTGCAGGCATATATCTCATTTTTGGAAGATGAACAGCCCCATACCCGATTATTGCACTCGACCAGGAAATCCATATCCGGCACTTCACGCGATACTTTCACGCCGCCCGTCTGTTCGTGCATCTCGTCGATGATCGCCTGCACGATAATGTAGTCATTTCCCACGCCGTACAATATGTGATCTCCGTTCAGCGCCTCAATCCCAAGCCCCGATATCTTCACACCGTCGTACTGTTCAAACAGCGCGCCGATATTCTCCGCTGCAATCTTCACGTAGGTTGTCGGTATCGGTACCCACGCGCCCGTCGCTTCGGAATACTGCTTAAGGACGTGCTTTTTTTCCTTGGTATCTATCCATAAATCGCCGTTCGCCGGTTCATCCGGTTCCGTATCGGATACTGTTGCATCGCCATATTCCGTGCCGTCCGGCTTAACAAGCGTGCATACCACGTCGCCGTTTATCGTAATTTCAGCTTCAAGTTTTCCAAACGTGCTATCCGCCGTGTTAAAATACACCTTGTCCGGCCAAATCAGCAGGTATGCGCCCATGCTCACCATCTGTTTGGGCGAATCCTCCAGCACCAAATCTTCAACCAGCGTGCCGTTATAATAGAGCCGTGTGCCTTCCACCCAAAAGAGATTCGACTTTGCAGCAATACCATTCGGCTTGTTTAAAACAGTTAACACGCCGCGTTTATTCCGTGTCGAAAGTATAGGAAATGAAGATGACGACATATTGCTCATATCGTCAAACTCATTATCAGCTATCCTTGGATTATGATTATAGCCGCCAAACTGCGTGATCATCTCGCTGCTCGCCGGCAGTTCATAAAGGAAAGGAAGTTCAGGCATATCCTACACCTCAAATACCGTAGTTTTTGGGCTGTTTCGATAGATTCGTCCGATTATAATAATTGACATACTCGTTATAACGCTGATTAAATACCAGGATCGTGTTATTGTACCGCCCAAAATCGCCGTTCCAATAGTCAATCATCGCGGCGCAGTAATGCAAATATATATCGTCATACGGCGCCTGGATAAGCAGTTCGGTGTTAGCGTCATCTGTGGGGTCATACGTCTGCGGCATTTCGGTTATTCCGCCTTCATGGGTCCGTATGCACTCTATAAACAGCTTTTGATCGACCTCAGCCAACCATTTAGCCACCGCTTCATCCGGGAAAGCGTGCGGTTTTACACCGGCAAGCATCTCGATCGCTTTTTTAACTGTCATAACTGCCTCCTTAACGCAACAAAGGGGGCCGCGGCCCCCTCATCGTGCTCATTTACATCCCGCCGATCTCGCGCAGTTTTTTCTCAAACCTGTCGCTCAGCGACCTGGTGAGCAGAAGCGTCCTGTTGTCCTGCGCCTCTATCTCTGCAATGTGCTTTGCGACATAGTACGGCACATAAACGTCTACGGCGCGCGGGATATCATCCGCATAATCGTTGACCACAACATGGAGCGGGGCCATGTGCTGCTTGTCCATATGCAGCCTTATTTTTACCATTTCATGCGGATCAATCTTAGGCGGCTTCTTTTCTGCCGGTTTCCTAGCTGTTTTCTTGACAGCTTCATCAGCCATTTTCACTTACCTCCACAATTTTCTAATTAGGGGAGGGCGGGCAAATGCCCTGTATTGCCCTCCCCTTGTCCTAAGGTTTTCTAGTTGCTGTTGCGCTGGAGCCTGAACCACTTCGACGTATGCTCGAGCCTGATCATGTTCTCTTCGACCAGGCGCACAGCCGCAGCGGTGGCCTTCCAGCCGATCGTCGCCCTCTGATTGAGCGGGTCAGACGTACCGCCGGAGCCCAGGGGCTTCACGATATGCTCCAGGCCCAGGCCCTCGATTTCCGTCACGCCATAAGCGCCGCTGCCGATCAGCATTGTACAGTAGATCGCGCTGCCGTCCTTGCCGGCACCCGTGCCGCACACCATAGAGCCTGCCTCAGCCGCCGCGACGTTTTCCGTCATGGTGATTTTGCACACGCCGATGTCGCCGCCCGTCACACTGGCAACCGTGTACTCTTCCCCATCCACGTAAATCTTGTACTCGGCGCCAGCATTGATGCGCGCCGTGACTTCGGCAGCCACCGCCACGCTGAACGGCTTCTTCGGGTAGATGTCCTTGGACGATCCGGTTGTCGCCGCGTACAGTTCCGTGCGGGTATACCCTGGGATGCCCAGCATCTCCGCCGGACCGATGATCTTGGCTTCACTCGACGCCACAAAACGGAGATTTCCAATCATGCCGCGTTCGCCGTTGAAAATTTCCTTGACGCCCTGGTACTTCGCCGCGTCGATCCAGTCGGGCTCCCTCATCAGCTCGCGCCAGATGTCCGTGTGAACAATGGCAACGTACTCTTCGCCGTCGATACCGTCCGCGTTGTTGGTCTCAAGCACAGCGCAGCCCTTGTTGAGCAAATCGCTGGTGAGATAGCATCCTTCGGTGATGTCCTCGCGGAGCAGCACAGGCGTCTCTTCGCCGTCCTCGCCAACAATGGGCGCGAACAGTTTCTGAGAGCCAGCTGTCACAACCTCGCGCACAACGGTGTCCAGCGTCCGGCCAGCCTGGCTGCCCTGGAGCCTGGTTTCCATGATGATGATGTTGTCCAGGGCCGTGACCTTGAGCATGTCCGAGATTTTGCCGAAGTCGCCGTACTGGTCAACCTCCACGGTAACCGTCTGCACGTCGATGCTGTGACCGACAGGCGTTACACCTTCAGTAAGCGCCGTCAGCGCCTTGGCATAAGGCGTCGGCTTGCGCCACTCTGCGGTTTTGCCCCTGCCTGCCGGTATGTTGGCCTTCAGTCCAAATTGCTGGTAGTACAGTTTCGGTTCGGCCGCGTAGATCAGTTCGTCCTGATAGTAGGTTTTGATCTCGGCGGGTAGATCGGCCGTGGTGTTCGTGTCCACATCGTGCAGGCTCAGATTCAGCACAACCGGATCATAAGCCGGGATCATCAATTTTGCGTAGTCAAACATTTCAATTCCTCCTCTGCTTGGCACAGAGGATCAAAAGCTAAAATCTATCTTCTCTCCTCTGGCCACTAGTCTGTTGATTCGTTTGTGATCTTCCCTTGTAAGCTCTTTTGCGCTCTTGGGCGCAATTTGCGCCGGCGCATGGCTGGAAACGCCGTTCTCGATCGGCCGCATACCGCGGGCCTTGATATCGTTTACCGTGGCCTGCTGTACTTGCTGCGCCGTATACGCCATCGCGCCGCTCATGATCTCATCAAAATGCACCACGCGATATGCGTGCTCAACGCTGATAGTAGGATCGCTGATGAGTTTCAAGAACGTCGGCCCTGTGACTGGATCCTCAAGCTCTTTTATGAGGTCAAATCCAGGCACCTTCTGCTTAAACTCTTCAGCCTGCTTGAACCACCTGGCGTTTCGCGCCTCTTCCTCCTGTTTTGCCCTTATCGTCTGCGCCTGGCGTAACAGCTCCGCGTTCTTGCGTTCCAGCTCGAGGACTTCTTTTAACTGCGCAACAGTCAGCCCTCTGCGCATTGCCTCTTCTTCGTAGTAACTGTCGTCCTCGTCCACAGACTTGAGCACGCTGTCAGGATCATTCGGGTCAACGCCGTACTTCGTCGCCACGCGCTCCACGATAGCCTTGTACTTGCCGACCTGTTCCTCCAGTGTCTTAAAGTTTTTGAACCGGTCATTGATGATCTTCTGGACGTGTTCGCTGAACAAATCCTTGTATTCGCCGCTGATCAGTTCCTGATACTTGGCTCTCCTGTCCGCGTTTACGTCCTGCGTCGGCTCCGGCTGGGCCTGTTTGCCGTCGTGCGGCGGCAGCGTAGTCGTTCCGTCAGCCTGGGTATTGCTCTGCGCGGGCTGGTTTTTGCCCTGCGGAGTGTATCCGGGAGGTGGCGGTATCTTGCCCGCATCTATCAACGCCTTGCGGCGCGGATGTATCAGCGGCTGCTTCGCCGGTTCAGACGCTGCCGGAGCTGCCGGTGCTTGTGCTGGCACCGATGCCGCAGATGCTGCAGGTGCTGGAGCCGGTGTCGGTGCTGACGGCTGCTCACCGTCGTGCAGGCTCAGATTAAGGACAACAGTTTTGTAAAGCCGTTCCATGCTTTTTCCTCCATTCCATTCCATCGTCTTTCCGAAGTGTCATTCTTGGTCTTTCCCAGCGTCAGCCGGCCTCTCCCGGCGGTCATCCAGAGGTCTATCCCTCGCGTATTCTCAGCATAAAAAAAGGCGGGGTTTTTCTCTCCCCGCTTTTTCAGATGTATAGTTATTCTTCGCAGATAATCTCTAATCCGTATGCTCTCGCCGCTTCATACTCAATCCGGCATCCGCGCGCTCTTTCCCAGCCCTTGCAAAAATATGCCGCATGGCACAAGCTCATGTTCTCCAGCGATTTTGCAAGATAGCATAGCGGTATGTTCACGACGCCGCGCTTCTCCATCTGTTCGTCGCTGTACCAATCATCGGTGAACAGCGTATTAACGATCTCATATCCCCTCGCCTCCAGCGCCTTGATTGCGCGATCCCGCGTCGCAACAATCTCATCTTCGCTTAACCCGGCCATAGGCTGGGATATCATTGCCTTTTTTCTC